CCGGGCTCACGTGTTGTGTTGCAACACGCAAAACACTAGTTTTCTTGGGGAGGTGAGAGTTTGGTTACGCCAAAACTCACAAAAGTCGTTGCACAGCTCACACTTGCAATTGTGTGTAGTCTTTTGATGAGGTGTTACTTAACCAAGGAACTTTACATATTTACCAAAGAGCAGGTTCCTCGTCATCAGGCTGAATTTCAGCCTCTTCTGAGGGTTCGTCACGAGAGGGATCATCGATAATCTTGTCGTGTTCCTTGTTCCGTTCCATTTCACGGAAATCCGACAAAGGTTCATCGATGTCTCCGGCCTCGTCCTGCCACTTCAAGTCAGTTGAGCGCTCCGACACTGATCGCACGTCCTCGCTTTGTTCGAGCTCAACAAAACGCTTGTCGCGATTACGCTCTTCCAGACCTCTAATAGAGGCCATCTGTGCATCGTGCTGCGCTTTTCTTTCCTCACGCTGTTTCCGCTTCTCAAGATCGGGTGGTTTCACCCCAAAATGTTTGTCAGAGACAGTCGGTGCAATAGGGAACTTTGCGACCTTAGACCCTTTAGAGACACCGGAGGAGCCAACAACCAGCCGAAGGTCTTCGAGGGGATTAGCAGCATACTGCTCTTCTTTCCCCTGTTCGATCTCCGCCTTGGTTTTGACGCGCTTAAACGATTCATGCGTGGGAGTATACCCGTGGACCAACGCGTTGAGGGGTACAACTTTCTCCTCGGAGTAAAATCGAGCCATCTTCTCACGGTCTGGCAACCAGGGTGTTTGTCCCGCCAGAAAACTGAAATCAAATTGGTCCATATCAATGCCAGCAGAGTAAGGCTTGAATCCAGCACCGGGAGTATCTCGCAGGGCCATATACAACCGCTTAATGGCCTCGGCCACTAAACGGTGAACATAGCCACCGCTAAAATAGACTCCAAAGAGCGAGGACAGGCGTACTACCACGGGCGGTGTGGCATCGCGTATCCCATCTCTCTCGTCGGTTGGAGTGTAGGACAGAGTTGCCAACCATTCCTCAGCAGGCTTGGAAGGCACCCAGAAGGTTTCGTACTTCTTTGTCTTTTCATCCCCTCCGACACGGAGCTTGATTTCCAGTCCAGAGTACCCGAGAAATTTGACTGGGAGAGGAACACGTTCCACATCCCACTCGACCCATTTCCCGGTTCCGGGCTTCAGGACCAGCCCCAGCTTCTCTTTCACCATGGCCCACACACGTGTTGACCATTTTTCCAGATCAGCTGGGATCTTGACCCCTTTGGCATCGTCTTCCTGGAGCTTGAACTCTCGACAAACCACGCCAGAGGCACAGTTGTCGAAGAGAGTAGTCCCCACAATCCCGGAGCAGAGTCCACTGGCCTTAAGAACAGTGTACGCTTTCTCGAGAATGACTTTCGGCGACCAGGCAAGTTTCATGTGAAGAGAGAGGATATTCATCCAGAGCTCACCGAACTTCTTGCCGTACGACCGTGAGGTAAACCCCCCACAGACCTTGACCCAATCCTTGATCAATGTCATGTCCATGAACTGGCAATCAGGAGCCGAGACATAGACCTTCCCATTGATCTTGAACAAGAACAAGAGGTCATCACCATAAAAGAGGAAAGAAAATCCATCTTTACAGGCTCTGGCCCAAGTCTGCAGGCGGCGGAGACCACCACCACTCCAAGAGAACTTGAGTGCACTCGCAGAACCTTTGTCCTCCCAGAAACCGAAAACGGCATCCTGGAGGGGCTGCGTGTACACCTGGAACAGAAAAGACGCTGCAGCAGGGAAGCGATAGTACGGGCGCACCTTCTTCAAGAGATCAGCACGCTCCATCAAAGAGTACTTGTTAGCCAGCGTTGCTGTAAACAAGTCTTCGTTCTCCTTGACGAATTTTTGCAGATCCTCAAATTTGTGCGCCGCAGATGCTATCTGCTGCGCCTGCTCAAACCACGCCTTTGCGACCGAATAGGTCGTCTTGATCTTCGAGAAGTGAGACTTCCGAACTCCAGCCAAAAATGGAGCACCAGCACTACTCTTGAAGTTGATATCGACGTGCTCATAGTCTTTGGGGGACAACGGACGCGTCAAATCAGGGAGCTTTGCCCAATCAACTGGCATCACTTCCATCAACCACTTGAGAGTGGGTTCCAAATGCAGCTGAAGCTTTTCAGGTCTGTCACCGGAGAAACCCGCCAGCAGCCGAGAGTACATGCCTTGCACTGTACCTCCCGCCCACAGGCGTGCATCAACGTATGCACGGAGCCTGTCCATCTCCTTCTCGGGGATCTTCTGCTCGTAGCCGACGATCTGGAAGGTGGAGTAGAACGTAGAGTCCTGCCGACCAATCATCCAGCTCATCATGCTCTTCAGAAGAGTGTTGACCGGAGGCAACACATCTGCTGGTCCAACCCTCTTATTGACAACACTTGCAGCTGGTTTGAAAACGGGGATAGCTTTGATCAGATCCTTGATCTCAGCGTCGGGCGGTTTCGCAGGCATCAGCGGCAAAGGAGCCATCGCCTTGACTCGGATATCAATACCCGAGGCAGGGGCAGTTCGTGAAGTCTTGGAGTCATCATACTCTTCGGCCAATAGTTCGCTCATCTTCTTGCTCTCTCGAGAAACGGAGTAGGGTAAAGCCATTGGTCAATAATCATGGGGGTTTTAGGGGGTGGGAGGGAACGGCCCTCTCTCCGGGAGCATATGGAATCTCCTGTCCGCGATTTTTGCCCAAACCGTAAAGTCGAGCAGAAATGTACACCATCGCACTGGTTAAAACAGTCAAACACAAAGGGGGAATCACCAGGCAACACTCAGTCTGGCCTCAAAAATGCCACACACACACACAAGGTTCCAACAGGAATCTATTATACAATGGATCGAAAGGGTCTACACCCCTTTCTTTTCATCTTTTTGTTTTTCATTCCGCTTGTCCTTAGGCTGCTCCAGCTTAACACGAACGGGCGGTACTACGTCGTAGAACCCAGACACCACCACCGCATCACCACAAGGGGTGTTCGGTGGATTCCTGGGGGCAACGATTCCCACCCCACGAGGGGTCGTCCCGTTCAACTGTTTCGCGAGCGCCTTATTCATTCGAACAAGGAGTTTTCTGAGAGACAACAATGGAAGCTGGGCTTTTGTAGCTCCAGGGAGTCGGAAGAGCCAGAGGTTTGCATAGTTGATCCCAGCGTAGCCTAAAGTGAAGAAGAACTGCAAAGTCCGCTCTTCATCAGTCGACCCACGCTTCACCCTGAAGGCGTTGAGAGCGCCGCCAGCCACGGACTGTGTCGTGGCGGCCTTCCCTTCTGAGACTTGAATGCCCCAGGTGCCGGAGTAAAACTCCGTCAGGTCCGCAGGGTTGGGAAAAACATTGATTGCCTCAAAGCCTCCGAGTCCAATATCCATCTCGGCAAAGAAAGCCTCAGGGGCGGCTTGCGTCACGAGGTGGGGTTGCCACACAACGAAGAAGCAATCGCCTTCCGAGGACTTTGGAAACCGCAAGTTGTGGCCTTCGGAAAACACAAAACCAGGGTCGAGTTTCGACCCCGGCATCAGAATGGGCAACAGATCATCGTCTGTCGGGTCATACAGCGCATGGGAGTCCCCAGTTGATGTAAAGGCGGGTATATGAAACCACCAATGGCTCGACGGATCCGGAAGCACCTGTTTCTCGAATTCGACCGCGTAGGTGACGCGCAAGGTCCCGATGACTTGATCCTCATCAGAATCTGGAATCCCCTCCGCGATAACATGGAAACGACCTAGGGTAGTCGTACGGGTGTCCTTCTGGTCTGCCTCAACCACGGGGTCAACGTAGAAGAGGTTGAATGGAGTTTGTTTGGGATCACACTCCACACCATGAAAGAAAGAGTCCGACGGCTTCCCAGAGGATGCGTACCCCGAGTTCAGGGCCTCCTTGACCGAATCAAAGTTGCTCTTGGTTGGGTCGTACTGGGTGGCCAAGACGACCTGTCCGATACCAATCCCTTGAGCTGTGGCATTGTTCACGGGACTAGCGCGAGACTCATACTTGAACACGGCCTGCAAGAGCTTGTACTCCTGCCAGCCTTCGGACTGACGTGCACCCCATGGAAAAGTGCGGTCATCACCGAGTTGGACGTCGTACGTCTTCACAACGGTTTTGCCCGCAGTACTCTTAGGGATGACAACATCGGTCAGAAATTCAACGTGTCCTAGAATGACTCCCTCGCCAGCATTGGCAGCAACAGGAGGTTGCTGTCCCGCGGCAATCTGCTCCGCGGAGGGGAAAAGTTTCTTGTGGAGTTTCGCCTGACCAGGCGTATGCTCCACACTCGGAGAGACCTTGTACTCGCCAAAACCAAGCAACGCGTCTCCCACTTCCCCTAGGCCATCGACCAAGGCCTTCCACCCACCTGACAATCCGAACTTATCTCCTGCCCACCCGGCAAGATCGGCTAGATAGCCGCCTTTGCCGCGCAGGATGGGAACAAGCTCAGGCCGCATAGTCGTAAGCTTTGCAAGGATACGAGGATGCAGTTTTGACTGACGAGCGTTTTCGAGGATGGGGTGATACGTAGATTGGACTGACTCAGCACGTCCCGTTTTCTTGGTGGTTTTCTTAGGGGGCATTGTACATGACGGCTTTAGGTATTGGTGTGGTCCCGCCACACCTCGGGAGGACACTAATCAGT